TTATTTTATCTGCGATGATGTTAGCAACACTTTCCTTATTATTTACTAGGTTTAGTTGTATCCTGGATGGATTTGAACGATTTAACTCAACAGGATTGCCCGGAACAAATTTTCCTGCACGTAAATCAATTTTAGATGAGGTTAAAATTATATCGGCATTGTCCCTTCCTTGTATTGCGACGTCTTGTGGATCTGGGTAAATTCCTCCTCCCCAGGTCACTTCACGAATCTTTTTTTTTGCGTTGGCTCCACCAATATCTGATTGGGTACCTAGAGCGATTCTTTTATCTTGGTAGGGAAGATCTTGATCCTGACCAAGTATAGGACCTATGTAACTTCTATTAAGGGTCCCGGATGGGTCATTTGATACGTTGTACAGAAAAAGTCTAACACCCTCACCTATTTGAGGTACCACGTTAAAGAAACGAGGTATTAAGGGATAGGACCATGGTAATGAATCATCAGTTTTCCATACGTCATCTACTAGTTTAATCCTTGCTCTAATTCTCCCTGCTCCTGCGGGGTCCGTAATGTCCACTACTTCAGCATAATAGAAAATATGTTCCTTTGTACTATCCGTAATGTTTCCTCTAAAATTAAATGGTTTTGACATGGTTATATATTATATCTTTTTTTTATTTCCCCTAACACTTCTTTATATTGTTCTTCTAGTTTATCCATTTCTTTTAACTTCTCTAAAAGATTGGTCTTTACCGAATCGTGTTGTTTCTTTACCTCATTTAATAAGGTGTTTAATTGTTTATTGTTTTTATTTTCTACCTCCATAAGATTAGACAGTAACACCAAAACCGAAACCAGGAGTACTAGTTGCGCCATATGCAACTAATGGACCACCAGCGTTCGCCCCAGTTGTGACCAGAGATAAACCAGGAGGTATTGCTACAGTGGTTCTCATTTTTTCGGTGATTTCTCTTGTTATCTCTTGTACTCGTATCGTCTCCATTCGTTCTTGTACAGAAATTTCTCCATTAGAACGTACTCCTAGTGGAGCCCCAGATTCACTTTGTCTGGATATGATATTAGCCGCGCATCTTCTTGCACTCATACCATCCCTTCCCCCACCCAGTAAAGCAGTTGGAGGAGGAACCGGTGGAGTAGGTATACTATCCAAAGAAGCTAATTTAATAAGTCCCTCGATGACACTTAAAGCTACACCAAAATTTATACCTTCCTCTTCTGCACGACGAGGATCTCTCTGTATCTCGGTTGGTGTTAAACCGAGTTCAGAAGGTAAATATGTCATTCCACAACCCATTAGAATATTCTTTTTATTTTGCCGGCTAATTTAACTCGACCTCTTGTTATTGTTGCTTTAATAGAATTAGTCCATATTTCTAATTTTTCTCTAATTATACCTAACGCTATTCTAGCCATAAAGTTTTTAATATTTGTTGCTAAGTCTTTGAATAGTACTTCTACAACTAACTCATATAGAACTTTAACCAATTCTCTCATAGACCCTTGTAGTTTCTTAAACATGTTAATCCTTTCGGGACCAAAGACAATTTTCTTAGGTTGTCCCAACCCTTGATCTTCCAACTCACTATCGTCAACTAGAGCATAACCAATTAATAACATCATAATCATAGTTTGTGGTGTCAAAGTTTTTTTAATAAACGTATTTTTTAGACTATCTATAATTCTTTTAACTAAATCACCCCTTATGGTTTCTGAAGTAGGGTCTTGTGAATAACTAACAGAAGTTAAAACACTCCTAGAACCACCCTGAATCATACCACTCAAACCATTAATCATTTCTGTCACCCCCTCTTTTCTCTCTCGTTCTGTTACGAATACCTGGGAGAATGTTTTATTAATTTGTGTGGAAAGTTCCGTGGCGTCAGATTCGGAGACATTAACAGAGAAAGTACCACACTGTAAATCCACAATATTAGTACCTTGTGACTTATTTTGTGCGTTAAAATTAAATAAATCCAGGTCACTTCTACTAAACTTATAGAATCGACTCTCCTCGTTTATTATCTCACCACAGTCAGTACCCGCCATTCGATTTATTATCATATCCATCTCCTCAAACTCTAGAATTTGTTGATAAGTCTTACCAGCTTTTTTACTAAATACTCCTGTAATTGAATCCACAATCTCCGTTGTGATAGATGCTGGGTCGAATAAACGAAGATTATCAAAATAATCGTCAATAAAATTCTCAACAGTCTTATTTGTATAATCCGTTCCGATTTGTATGATAAAACCACCACCAGTATATGTTACCTTAATTAATTCTATACTTGTACCTGCGATTGTGATAGAAGTTGCTGTATTAAGGTTATCCACAGCTTCCATAATTTTACGATTAAAATCGTCGGCCTTACCTAATACGTTATTGGCGTACTGACTACCAATACCACCATTACCCTGTACTCCCTTTAGTAAATCAAAAATATCTATATTCACTAAAGAAATTTCTAAACCTCCACCATTTAACCAAGCAGGAAAACCTGAATTTAATACCGCTTCCCCACACTTAGATTTTAACATGTCTCTAAGTTGGTCTCTTATTTTTCTGTCTAGTTCTTCTAATTGGGAACCGATTATATTAGTTAAAATTTGTTCAAGTCTTTGACCCCCAATTATTAAAGATAATAAATCCATTAAAAATGGTATTAAGTCTTTTTGTCGATCTCTAGGATCTCTAATGTTAATACCTAACTCAGCATTTAGGTCCAAAGCATCAGTGTTATTAATGACTTTTAATACATTAATAATTTTTCTTAACTGACTTTTTGAAGAATCTAATCCCATAGTTCAATATTTTAGACGTCGTATGAGATTCCGTTTTCCTCATCTTCTGATTCCTTAATCATATTTTGGATTAATTCTTTATCTTCGTCTGTTAAATGTACTGAGGACGTTGACTCTGAAGAGTCCTCAGATTTAACAAGAGAAATTTGAAGTTTTACAATCTCCAACTTCTTAGATATTGATGAATCAATGATTCTCAACAGCTCGTTGTTAACCTTACCAACCTGTTGGATGTCGTTATTATCCTTTACATCTCTAAGTTGTTTATTCAGTACCTGGACGGCTTTAGATCTATTTTCACAAGTTTCGTTATAACTCTCTTGTAATATCTGTTCGATACTCTGTTTATCTAAGTGTACTTGTTTTCTTTTAGGTCTAGGCATAATTATATTCTTTATTATAAATATTCAGTGGTAAAGTTATCTTTGATTGCTTTGTATATCTTTTTATAACGTCTCATACCATTTCGTATTTCTTTGGTGGTTAAAGAAGTCATTTCACGAATATTATGTAAAACCAAATTTTTATTAAATTTATTATTCCCACTAGCGTCGCTAAAAATTATACTCCAGTTTTCGAACATATAAACTAAAGATTCACCAACAGATCTTTCATTCTCAGTTAATTTCTCATTCTTTAACTCTTCATTTATTTGGTCTATAATTTCTTTCATTAAAATGGCTAACATTTTTTCTTTTTTTGTGTAGTCGTCTCCTTGGTAGACCATTAAGTCGTCTCTTTCTTCTAAATCAGATGCGTAATCCTCATAGGAGAGTTGAGTGGTTCGTTTCTTATTGTCCTTAATAAGTTGCCCTAAAAGATAATTTTTAACAATTGTACCAAAATAAGAATATGCCTTTGTCCCCTTTTCTGGTTTGAATTTATCACATTTAGTTATAAGGAAAGACAGGGTATCGTCATGCATATTAATAAAAGTCATGTCATCACGATAAAGTTTATATTTTCTTATAATACTTTCCACCATAGTATTTAGTGGTTTTCTTAGGTGTTCGTTGTAAATCTTATTCTTTTCGTCCCAAGTAGAGGCACTTAAAAAACTAACAACAGCTTTCTCCTGTTCAATACCGAAATAAGGTTTCTTTCCTTTAACTCTTGGCATTTTATAAGTTTTTTACCTCTATTTCCCTGTCTTCAGTAAAAAAGTATTCTTTTTTTGCCGTTTCCATCCAAAAAGGAGCTTCTTCCCCATTTACTAGAGAGTCAGGGTGATTTTTATAGTTATAGAATAAAGAACCTTCTCTCATGTTAATGTGTTTATACCCTATTTTTGGTATTGTCATAATACGCGCGTCCATAAATACTGATCTTAATAAAAACTCATATATAAAAGTTAGTTTAATATTCGACTTAAAACCTCCGATGTCGTTAAATAATTCAGTCCTCATAACCATACCGTCAGTGTTAAAATTAGGGTAATTAAGTAGAGAGTCTAAATCTAAATGACCAATCTCCTCAGAGAAATTTAATGCCCATACTGGTTCATTTGACCATCCAATAAATTTATTTTTAACGTCAACATTGGTAATTAATGGTAAGAACACATCAACCTCTTCATAGTGACCCATATACTCTTTAGTGTTTTTTAACCAAATATTAGACAACTCGTCATCAAGTTCCAACAAACAGAAAAATTCAGTAGAACATTTCTCAACACCTAAGTTAATTTGGGAAGCAAAATCAGTTTCACCCGTGTTTATTATTATTTTTTTATTTAGTTTACCGAAATCTAATTCATTAACTTCTTTTTCTAAAGATTTAGGACAAATAATAGAAAGAACTTCAGGCTTAACCTGTTGGTCCTCAACACTCTTTATTGCAACTTGTAAAAGTTCTAATTCTTTATTTTCGTTAGTGTGTATTGGTATAATTACTGTAATATCTTTCATTTTATTTTGTTTTATTTTGTTTTGTTTTTCTTATTGAGTCATCGTATCCAGAAAATTTAGGCTCTACCATCGGACTTCTCTCCCCCTCTTGGGTCATTGCTAAAGTTAATTCGTCTATTCTTTCCTGAAAGAATTCTTCATAGAAATCAGCTACTTGTTGAGCCTCTCTTTCCGGAGTGTACTCCTTTACTGTTTTTTCCATTTCTTTATGAAGGTCCTCAGGAATACTATCTTCCAACCAACTCTTCATAACCCCAGCTACAGTATCTACTAAGGTAATTTGATTCTGTGTCCAGATACCATTTTTTTCATTTAACCATTCAGCTGGTAGTGTTGGTAATACTCCAATAACTGGAGTCCCACACTTCATAGATTCTAGGGGAAAAGTACCACACCCTGCTGTTTTATCTATCCATACCGATAAAGCGGATTCTTTTAATGATTCAGCAAACTCTTTTCTAGTTAAACCTCTCATATCTCTAAATGTTATCCATTTTAAGAAAGGATGTTTAATGTAAAAACTTTTTATAAAATTAGCGGTGTCTCTAGAATCTCTAGTGTGTATTGCGATAAAAGGTTTTCTTGGTGTCTTAGAGTTATTAAAATACTCAGGTATTCCTAAATTAATTACCGAAGTGTCGATGTTAGGGAATAAAGTTTTAACGTAGTCCATTTGGGACTTTGTTGTGGTGATACATTTTCTAACACCCCATTGTCCCCAAGTCTCACCTGGTTTCATAAGTTCAAAGATATAATCATAAGCTTGAGTAAAGATAATTTTTTCACAATTAGCAGTTTTTAATTGTTCCAATATCCCTCCATAAACTTCAGGTAAAATTATAAAATCTTGTGGAGAAATAATAGTACCTTCCGACTCACTGGATTGGTGGGACAGTTCGTCATATTCAAGACCCAACCAACTACCTGGTTTAGTGTAGTCATTTTTTTCCGTTAGGATAATTACGTTATAACCCAACTCTTTTAATATTTTTGCATGTTCATAGATAGTAGCGATGGATCCCATTGCTCTACCTTTTGAATCCATACAAAAGAAAAAGATTTTATTTTCTTTCGATTTTAATTGGGAAATTGCGTTTTTAATCTTCCCCAGAACCTCTGATTTCATTGTATCTACTGATTCTACGTTTTTTGGTTTTTCTTCTGCCATTTTTCTATAATTCTTTGTGTTCTACCGTTTCGGTATTTATTAATTTATTTATTTGTTCTTTTTCTAAAAAGTCAGACAATGTTTTAAGACTGTGGTCCGCTTTTATACCCTTATTATATAGTCTTTCTATTTTTACAGATATTTTATCTTTTGGTTTAGTTTCTAACGATTTAGGGAAAGAAGTTACTAACATATCACACTCTTCCCACATTTCTTCATAACTATTTACGAATTTTATGTTTTTACACATTGAACCCGTTTTTGAAAGAAAGAATAATGTTCCCGGAATCGCTCTTCCACATTCTCGTGATAAAATCTTTACTGTTATTTCTTCACTATTCTTTGATATAAAAGAATTTAGTTTGGTAACTACATGATCCTCAATTTCATCAGCATAGCCAAATATCTCTAACGAACAATCCTCATATAAAAATTTTTCAAAACTTTCACCGTCTTCTTCAAACTTGAAATAATTCTTTAATTCATAATCTTTAATATCCTTTATGTCAATATCCGATTGGTAGTACTTCTTATGAGTACTAATGAGTTTGTTAAGGTTGTTCCTTAAAACCCCGTCTACGTTTATTCCTATTATCATATTACTGAATTATATGTCGTTTATCGTCAAAGTAAAGTTATTTACATTCCATTTAGTAAATCAAATACGTCATCTATCGCTTCGTGTCTGTGGTTATCAGTTAAAAGGGATTTATGTACGAATTTTGATGTTGATATCTTTGGTACTTCATGAATCGCAGAATAGTTCTTATCCTTAAGGTCTATCTGTTGGTTGTCTCCAGTGAATATCATAGTAGAATTTTTTCCTAACCTACTTAATACCATTGCTAACTGGGACTTAGTTAGGTTCTGGAACTCGTCTATGATACAAACACTGTCTTCAAATGTCCTACCTCTAAAGTGAGCTAATGACACTAATTCTATAGATTCATCTTTTTCCATCGAATCTAATTTTTCAGGTTTATTATAAACCTTTCTCATATTACTTCTAATTGGGACTAACCATGGTTCCATTTTTTCTCTCTCAGAACCGGGAAGAAATCCATTATCCTCTGTAGAAACTGTTGGTCTAGTAATGATAATTTTATTACATTGTTTCTTGAAGAATTGCTCTAGTGCGATTTGTACCGCTAGTAATGTCTTACCTCTCCCTGGTTTTCCAAAAACAAAATTAAAAGGGTGTTTTAGTATCTCCGTTTTTG